TTCGACAGGGCTACGACTATTCAGGGTGTGTTCAAATCTCTCGCCAGCGCCGAAAGAATGATAGGTGCAGACAAGATGGTTAAGCCATCGGATAACTTCGGAGATGAAGATTGGGATGCTTATTATACTGCCGGTGGATGGACAAACGAACCGATAACAATTACTGCGCCTGAAGGATTGCCGGAAGGTGTCTGGAGCGACGATAGAGCCAAGATGTATTCTGAAGGTTTTAACAAACTCAGACTCAACCCTAAACAGGTTGCAGGTATTGTAGAGATGTATAATGCGGACTTGGCGCAGCAGTTGGCTGACCGCGACAATGACACTGCTACATCTGTGGCTAAATTAAAAGATGAATTGCTCACAGAAAAAGGCAATGCGTACACCCAGTTCCTGCATAATGGCAATTTTGCTATTGAAAAAGGTACAACTGGTGAATCATCGGAGTTCAAGGCCAGAATAGTTGAGAAATATGGTGCTGACCCTGACCTTGTGCGGCTACTCGGCAATCTTGGAGGTCAATTTAGCGAATCTGGTTCTATCCCGGTAGCTCAAATGGCTCCGACGCCAAAAGACATAGAAACAACGATACAGGAAATATATAACTCTGATGCCTTTATGAAACCAACACATCCTGGTCATAAGGCGGCTATGGATAATTTGCGAAGATTACATGCGGAGAAAGTAAATACCAGACAACCAGTTTAGGCTGACCTGAAATATTTTTGGTGGGATAACTCCCTTTTTATGGGAACCCCAAAAATGGCAGTATTCTGCCCGCTTAACCAGCGATTAGGCAGGAAAGACCGGCAACGATAACCTTTCCGATGAATGCAAACGAGACATTTATTAGAAAGGTTTTTGTAATGAGTAGAATATTAAACAGGGGAATACCTGAGGGGTTTGTTGACCAGTTTGACTCGACTCTCTATCACCTTTTAGGTCAATCAGAATCGAAGTTTCAACAGGCGGTTGATGTTAAGCCTATTATCAATGCAGAAGACAAAGCGTTTGATGCGTTAGGCAAATTGACATTAACTGAAAAGACGGAACGTAATCCTCAGACTCCACACTTGGACATAACGACTGAAAGGCGCTGGGTTAATACGACTCCGTTCCATCAGGGCGTTCTTATCGACAAAGATGACGACTTGAACAGAATAGTAGAACCCACCTCTGACATTATGACTGAGTACGTGAGGGCCGTTAATATAAAGAAGGATAGTATTATCCTTGCTGCTATTGACGGTACTGTAACCTCTGGCCGCAGGGCTGGAAGCACGATTACGTGGGCCTCTCAAGATGGTAATGTTAAGTACACCGGCAAAGATACTGGTCGTACTATTGCCTGGGACTGTGCAAGTGGTAACTGTAACGCCGCTGATACTGGAATGACCATTGAAAAAGCAGAGCTTGTAAGGGAGTATTTTGCTTACAATGGTGCCGACGAGAACGTTCCTATCTGGGGTGCTATCAGCCCACGTCAGGGAACAAATCTATTCGGTCAGGTTGAATATTCAGGGGGCGACTACAACACCAGTAAGCCTCTTGCCGTAGGCCGCATAATCAAGAATTGGCACGGCATCAACTGGATTGTCTCAAACTTAATTGTTGATGGTACAAATAATGACGTTGATGGGGACAAGGATGTATTTCGTTGCCCGTTCTGGTTACAGAATGGAATGGTACTCGGCGTTCAGGATATGATTTCGACTGAGATTAGCATCGAAAGTACGTTGTCTTACTCAAAGCAGATTTATGTTCATATAAATATGGGCGCAATGAGACGGGACGAAGACAGAGTTTGTTTTGTTGAGTGTGTTGAGTAAATAGTAGCAGGTCGGCGGTTAATCAATATGCCGGTTAAGACCTAAGACATTTAAGGAGAATTTAATGAGTTATACGAACTATAATCACGAATATCGCAGGAACAAATTAAGAGAGCCTGCGCAGTTGACTTCAGATGCAGACCTCTGGACGCCAACATCAACTCAGAAACACATGTTGGGATGTATCTTTGAAACTAATGACGGACGTGAATTTCGTTATTGCAAGAACGATTCAACTGAAATAGCAAAAGCACAGGTAATTGCAGCCCAGGTAGTCGATGCTCAACAGAAAGGAAAAGTTCAGACATCATACGGGGCCGCAGCCGGTTCGGTAAAGTTCGATGCTGTCTTTACAACAGGTAGTCTTATCACCGATGACGAACTTATTGATGGATGGTTACTTGTTAATGATGGTTCTACTGCCGCGATGGGCGACCTCTATATCATCAAGCATAACACCTGGATTACTGGTGATACTATTATGCGTATCGAAATCGCCGACGCTGGCGGACTTAGAAATGTATTAGCTGCAACAGATGACCTTACTATCATTAAGAATCAGTATCACGAGGTTGTTGTTAAGCCAACAACTCTTGTCGCTCCGATAGTTGGAGTTACAGTATCGTTAGTGCCTGCAAGTTACTATTTCTGGGCACAGACAAGAGGTGTTTGTTCGGTATTTATGGATGATGGCGATGACGTCCTTGTCGGTGACCCCGTTGGTCATATTGACGCAAGTACGGCGGAAGGTGCAGTTGGATTGGTTGCGTCAGCGGCAACTGACTGTATTCTCGGTACTTGTATTTATGATGGTGCTGTGAGCGAAGCCGGTTTAATTAACCTCTTGATACCATAAAGAAAGGAAAAAATGAAGAAAAGAATTGGAAGGATTTCAATGGAATTTAAGAAAGGAGAAAACGTATGAGTTTAATAAATCCAAGAGATATTCCTACGCTTTGCAATG